CCCTGGAAAGTAGCTAAACCTGCAGTTGAAGTTTCAAGTCTTCTAATTGAGTTAGGAATTGTTTCCTGCATGACTGCACCTTCACGATAATCGATGCTATGTTTTAGAACACCGTTACTATTTACTACAATTGGTGGAATTAAGTTCATCTTAATACCCTTAAAGTAGAAGTTTGTTAGACCATCACGAGCATATTGCAATGGTTTAGCCCTTTGGAAGTCACCCAATCCGTAGAATGAGTCAAATAATGGCTGAGAATACTTAATTACAAAAGGAATTCGTCCATTTTTGTGTGGATTTTTAAGTCTTCGTACTTCAATAAAGCCATTATCTGGAGCAAATGTTACCCATTCGCCATCTTCACCAGCTTCATAACGAGTAGCCAAACAAATTCCCTTCTTAGTAGACTGTGGAGTACGCAATCTAGCTACTTCAGTGTCTTTTTCAAAGTCAAATTGCTGTCGAGCATCCTGTTCTAGCAATTCTTTTATTGCATCTACATTCCAACCAGAGGTTTCTAGTAGATCTTCTTCTTTTTTAGCTTTAGTTTCTTCGCCATTTGAGTATTCATCTGAGTTTTCATCTGAACTTTCGCTAGAATTTTCATTAGAACTTTCGTTAGAATATTCATCTGAATCCATATTTTTAGTTGAATTTTCTTTATAATTTTTTAATTCGCCTAAATCATCTAGGATATCTTCAAGATATTTGCGTCCTACCCAAGTAAGAGCAGTTACATAGTCCATATCTTCGATTGAATTGCGTCCTTGCTGAGGAACTAGGTTACGAGGGTTCCACAACCAGCAATCTGGTCCGATATATCCAGTAGAACTAACATTCCAGTCGTAAAACATTGGCATATACCCATAAACACTGGAGTATAACTGCCACATATTAATTTTTTCTAAGAATGGGTGTTGAGCATTGGCATTAGGATAAATCCATTTTTGTCGAAGGATATCCATAAAAGCTGCTTTACCAATATCGGCTTTACCAATTGGAACAGTTTCACCTTCAGGAAGCCTAGCTACTACTCTATCTGCGCGTTCTTTAGCAAGAGTTGCTGCATAACTATCTGTTATTTTAGAACCATCGACTGAATTTGATACACTATCGTAAACTTGACCTATAAGCATTGCTTCATAGGCATTGAAATCGGTTATATAGCTTCGGTGAATATCCCAATCACTAATATAATCGTTCTTAAATTCGCATTCGTATTGACTTTTTTCTTTTGATTTTTTATCCATTTAATTTTTCCTTAATATGAAGTTATTGTACCACTTACTCTAAGTGTATCACTATAAGAGCCCGTATTGATTTATCTCTTTCATTATAGTTGATTTAGGCAAGTCTTTATCTTTAGCAATACCGTATTTAAGGTGTAGAACTAAATATCTTAAAGCATCTGGTCCGTGGTCGTCTTCTTTCATTGGTAATTCAGATGGGTTGCGGTCTTTTTTATCTTCTGGGTATTTATAAGCTTCAATCTCTTTAATTAGGTTTTTACAGACTGATGAGAAGTAGATAGTTGGTTTAGGATCTCCTACTAATTGAATGCGTGGTTTGAGTTTAGTCCTAATAAGGTCGATACCATGAATGATAGAGTCAGCTCTTTTTACTACTGGAACAATCGGAAAGTCCTTGGACATAGTTTCAATAGCATCTTTAGCTTGGGAGTCACCTACCATTAAGACTAATCTGTTATCACCAAGTTTATCTTTGATTCTAGGAATAATATCTTTTAAGATTTCTTCTCGACCATAAACTTCATCAAACACATACCAGGTTTGGTCTTTATCTATTCCAACAAATAAGCAAGCTGTGGTGTGATATCCAAAGTCAATTCCAACATAAATAGTTAAATCTTGAGGTATTTCAGATGGTTTGATGATATGAACATTGCGATTAAATTGTGGGAATACTGCTCCTTGCACTGCTCTAAACTCCAATTCTACTTCCTGTAAGAAAGTGCTTAATTTACCTTGCTTTTCAGCTTCTTCGCGTTCTTCTTCGATAAATTCTTTTGATACATACGGTGAATCACGCCAGGTAGCTTCTTGATAAAACCATCGCTTATCTTCTTTGGCATATTGGATTAAATCATAAAAATGGTTAAAGCCTCGAGGCGTACCCATAAATATTGCCCACCCATTAGTGGTGGTAAAGAAGTGCTTATAAACAGCATCCCAATTATTGGGGTCTTGGTCAGCATACTCATCAAAAATGATTCCATTAGCTTTAAAGCCACGATGAGAGTCACTTTGGTCGGAACCTAACAGCTGAACAGTAGAACGGGGTTTAGTTTGGTCGTGTTCAACCTCTATTCTGGTTCCATCCGGTAAAACAACAGGTCCTTTAATGTAGTTAAATTCAATTAATAAATCTTGTTCGTTGGTCTTGTAAATCAATTCTTTGGGTATCAATGGAACATATTGTCGCCACACAACTTCGTGAGCTTGCTTATAAGTCTTGAAAACAACAAAGTATCTGCCCTGTTTAAGAATTGCCGATAACCATGAATGCTGAGTAGCAAAGAATGTCTTACCTGACTGACGACCCATTAAAAGAACGCCACGCTTATACCCCTTAGTAAGAAACGCTAAATGAGCAGATACCTGTTTTTTATGAGGCTTATAGCCCATGGGTTATATTTTGCCGTTTAATTCACCAAAAGGAACTGCTTGTGGATCTTGTGAGTTGATTTCAAATACTTCAACTACTCGATTACCAACAACCATTTCTTTTTTCTTCTTGTTTGTTGAGGATGGTTTAGGATAAAAAACTTCCAATAGCCAATCTCTCATTCTGAGATAACGCATTTCATTTAAGAATGCACTTTCGTCATCACCTATCTTGATACCTTCTTGGTCAGCGATAGATAGAGCAGCTTCAGGGTCTTCGTGCATGATTAGTTTACGAAGTGAAAATCCTTCGCCAGTTGGTTCACCAGTTTCATCATCAGTTATCAGTTTAACTAAATCTAATGTAAAGCGTGGTTCTCGGGTATTTACTCCATCTAAGGTCTGATATGAGGTAACTTCAACCTTATAGTCTAGTCGGTAGTTAATTGGGAATGCGAATCTAGCCAGTTTAGGTTCATGAGCTAGTCTTTCACTGGGGTCTGGGTATTCAGCTGGGTCTAAGATATATCTTTCGAAACTACCTACTAAAGCACCTCTTCTATCTACTTCTGGTGTTTCTTTTTCTCTAATTGTTTCTCTAATTGTTTCTCTAGGGGCTAAACTATGTTCAACTTTAAGTTCAGCATTTTTGAAGCTCTCTTCTAGCTCTTTAACTCTCGCAATTAAAGCGTTGATATCCTCATTGCTTAGAATAGTTTCTTCTTGTTTAATTTCTTCTCCTTGGAAATCAACTGCTTTTTTCTTAGCAGCATGATAAGCCTTCATTCTATCGGAACGTCTTTTTCGTTCTTCTGCAGTAAGTGCCATGGCACCCTCCTTATAAATTAATTATTGCTATTTAATACCCTATGGGTATATTTGAAATCCTTTTTGTTTTATTGCATTATATATTACTTACAGCCATATTTACATAGACCTAAAGCGGAATGATGTTTACAGAGTTTAATTTCATTAGTAGTTGCAACTTTTTTAACTTTATCAATGGCATTGTCAATTGTTTTAATATTTTGATTAACTTTGTTATTGTCCGGGATTTGATTTAAAGCCTCTGAAATAAATTCAGACTTTTTTTCTATTGCTGTCCAAAGCTCCCAATCATCTTCTCTTATCCAAATATTAGCATGTGGCATAGTCATCCTTTCTTTAATTATCTCATTTTAATACCTAATTAGTAATTAGTAAAGAGTAATTAGGTTTTTACTGTGATATTTTACAGATGTGGGAACATCCACTCCGTTTCACATACATAAGAGAGGCAGGGAGTAGCTATCAAGCGCCGGCCTCATGGGGGTATACCTTTACACCTGTAAAAAAAAGACTGCTCTGTTATTTTTTTGCGCCGGCTCTGCTATCGGCTCTGCTATCGATTAATCTGCTTCACTATCTGTTGATAGGTCAATACTTATCACAATAGCTTCGGACTTCGTTTCAATCTTCTGGACTGCTTTACCTGCTATCTTATCGTGGATATACTGCGCATTCTGGAGGGCTATCTCTCGTTGTCTAGGCTTTTCGTGGTGGCCCCAGTCTTCGACAACATCTAGCATAGTTTGCTCTATCTTCTCGAGTTTACTATCTAAAATACTCCTTATGTAAGGTTTAGCTAAGTTTTCGCTAGCTAAAGCTCTGGCGTTTGCTCTATTCTTTAAGTTGTAGGCGTATTCTGCGCTATCTGCTAAGGGTGCTTTTGGGTTATCTATAATATGCTGAATAAATAGTTTTTGTTTTTTAGTAAGGCGACGCGGTTTGTTTTTATCCTTGCCGGCCGGTGATTTTGCGATCAGATTTTTGCTCATATGTTTTATATCCTTATCTATTGATAATATTATACCATAAAAAAATAGCTAAAATTATAAAAAAGTTGTCAAAAAGTACTTGACAAGAGCATAACATGTTTGCTATAATATAAGCATAACGAAAGGATAAAACATTATTAAAAAAAGACATATCGACATTACAAGACGCAAAAAGAAAAAATTGTACCTAGTACCGGTTCGAGTTATGGGAGTTTTAAAAAGTTATATCATATTTGAAAAATAAGTAATTTGTGTGTGCAAGGCTTCGCCGGCCGACTGAATAGGCTAAAAGCTAATAGGCTAAAAGTATAAATATTAACGAAAGGATAAAAATGAATACTATAACAGATAATTATATCAAAAGTTCGGTTAGTAAAGGATATTTACAACCGCTCATGGATAAAGCGCAAAAGCTTTACGACGACCGCGCGAACACCGCTGAATGGGTGGAAGCGTTCGAACTTCGCGAACTAGCTATATTATGGGAGTTTACCTGTACCATGACGCCGGAAAACCCGTTCGGCGCAAGTTATGACGACGAAGTTTTCGACGCGTTAGACCAATTAAGCTATTTTGGAGAATAAAAAATGACAACAGAACAAAAAATCTATCAGTGGGTGCTTGATAACTTCGGCGAAAGCGAAGCAAACGACCCGAGCTGGAATATTAAAGAATTATCTAAATATATAGAGGAGGCAAAATAATGGAGTTTGACACAGAAGAATATTATATTAGCGCGCTTATGGAGGCAGGTTTACCAGAAGACGAAGCCGAACGCATGCTTGAAGACTTAAACTATTAAATTAATTAAACGCCGGCCGGAGGCTTTATATCCGGCAGAAGGAATTAAAAAAATGGCAATAGTAGATACAATAACTAATGATTATGCTTTATGGGAAGCATTACAAAAAACAGACGGATATAAAAACAATTTTACAATCGAAGGCGCGAACGCTTTACAAGCTTACATGGAAGAATTAAGCGAAGAACTAGGCGAAGACATCGAGTTCGACCCTATCGCGTGGGCTTGCGAATATTCAGAGTTCGCAGATTACGAAGACGCTTGGAATAGATACGGCAATCAGACGCAATACATCGAAGGGGAAGAGTTGGCAATCGATGACAATATCAAGTTATGGCTTGAAAACAACACCGAAATAATTGAGTTCGACGGCGGTGTAATAGTGAGGGATTTTTAGAGATGCACGAAGCAAAAACACGCGAACAAATGGGAATAGTAAACGAAGCTGTGAACATATATAAAAGCGCTTTACAGCGTAACCCAGAAGACACGAACGCTTATATTAAAGCGACAGACCATATCGAAAACTATTATAACGGCGACATCTTCGGCGAAGAATGCCAGACCGCGCTAAAACTATTTAACTGGACTATGGAAGGGAAAATATAAAATGACTTACGAACTACAACAATATCCGGAGCTATATCTGGACTATGTTAACAATTTTTTAACTGTTGAGCGCTTCGCGAATTACTACGGAATAACTGAAGAATACGCCGACGAGATAATCAGCGCCGGCCGGCAAATGACCGAAGACAACGAAAATAAATATCTGATCGAGTTTATAGCAAACGGCGAATTACAAATTGCAACCAAACTTACGCCGGCACAAATACAGCAAATAACTAAAATAATTAAAGAATTAAAGGAGTAAAAAATGAATAATAAAGAGTTTAGAAATTATGAAATAAATAATTTATTAGATAGTACTAAAAATAGTGTATGTTTTAAAATTAAATTATTTAGTGATAATGGCAATACAAAAAAAATGAATATTAGCAATATTGAATTGACAAAAATAATTAAAATACTTGGCGAAATAAAGGAGAACAAATGAAGGATATTTTAGAACAAATAATTAGTGGCGAATTGACAAGGGACAATGACGAGAAACACGCTGGAGGCTTATGGGATTACGCTGGTGAAATACTAGAAAAAAATGCTGGTTGCGACCAAGAAACACAACAAGCAAATATTTACTATGCCCTATGGGAAATGGCAGAACTATTAACAGAAGGCGACGGTGGTGAAATATGAAAACATATACAATTTATTTTGAGGAGGCTTATAAGGTAGAAATTGAAGCAAAAAGTAAAGACGAAGCTTTAGATAAGTTTAAGGACGCAGAGTATGACGAACCAGAGTATTTAGAAATGACAGGTTACGACATAATTGAGGAAATAGCAGGCTAAAAGATGAAAAAAGCATATAGTCAGCTAAGCAAGCGACAGCAAAAACAAATACAAGACTATCTGGAGTTCGAGCCGGAAGACTTGGCAAGTATTGACCCCGTGCTTATACCTATAAATCAGTTTATGAGCCACGCGCAAGCAATTGCCAAACATAAGGGAATAAACCCCGTAGAATGGCCATATTATTGCATCGACTGGCGACAGGCGAGCCGAGATTTGGCGCAAACTTACAGCCGGATAACAATCGACGGGCAGACTTACTTAATGAATAAAATATACGAATAGGAGGGAACTTGGAAGACAATAAAATAATCTTCGAGGCTTATTTAAAATATGACGACGACGTAGAAGCTAAAATAAGCGCTTATACACTAGACGGGCTAATTGACGAGCTTTACAAGCTAAACAACGCCGAGAGGGCTTTAAAACAGCGCTTGGAGGGTACAGAATGGCCGACTTAATCAACGAAGACCGAACCGAGCTAGAAAATCAAGCTTTAAGCACGATTAAGCCGGAGCGTTTTTATAACTTACTGGCAGAAATTGATCAGATGAGCATAGAAGAATTACAACAAATAATTGAAGATAATAAACCGCAGGAGGTATTATGGTC